ACCGAACGCTTCATCCTCGGGGCGGGTAAAGGCTACACGCCCGGAACAACAGGCGGCGCGAAAACGGCTACCCCCAGCGTCGCCGCCGGGAGCGCCAAAACAGGGATCGGCCTCGGCACCGCAGCACCCGGCGGCACGGCGGGGAGTTCAGGAACGGGAATCGCTGTTCAAGGCGCTGCCCTCTCCATCTGGACAGGAGCCGCCGGAACCGGAATCGGCATTCAGTATACGACGCTGGATGGGAACACGCTGCCCTATCACAATCATATGGTTCTCGAATATGCTGGTGTTTCTGGAGAAAACCAAAATCATATTCAAGGGAGCACCAATGGAGGTTCAGGGAACTTTACGTCCTATTCTGGTGCCTCATGGGGTCATATTCACGGCGTCTCCGACCCCGGCCACGCCCACGCCGTCGGCTCGAACGCGCATGGCCACGGCATCACCGACCCCGGCCACACGCACACTGTCACGACCGCCGCGCACGGACACGCCGTTACCGACGGCGGACACACCCACACGCTTACGGCTCAGGCCCTCAGCACCCTGCCGCCCTATTATGCCTTGTGCTTCATTATGAAGCTGTAACGCTTGTGGGCACAATCTTGCCTGCGCCACCAATCACACGACGATGCCCCGGCGGTTTTCCCTGCCGGGGCATTGTCGCTGAAACGGACAGAAATATTCGCTTCATGCTGGCGACTTAATCGCCTTTCTTGTCCCGCTTGACGACCCCGGCGATAGCGTCCACGCAGTGTTCCGCCAGACCCAAGATAGGGCCGCTGTCCTGCTTGTCCTTCCGCAGGTGCCGCGTCGGATCAGTGGAGATGACACGCAGAACGATCCGGGTCAGCTCCATCTCGGCGTCATAACTCCGGCGGGTCTGGACAACCGGCTGCCCGCCTTCTCCCGTTGTAGCCATCTCTGTACACCCATCAATCCGACGACAGGCATCCAGAAATCCGCTGTAGGTCGCGCACAGCCTGCTTTTGAATCGATAGTCTTCAATCAATCTGACGGTATCATGGTAACGGCGACTGCTGAGCCACACGGCAAATAAACAAGGAAAAATAATAGGAAGCCTATGAAGAAGACCTTCGAACCAAGTTGTTAAAAGGTTTATATTAGACTGAGGGGATGGAACATTCAAAAATTCCCATGTGAGCACCCATCCCATACTCACTAAAGAGGCGATAACTGCAATAAGCCACAATCTCCTTCCCCACTGTAAATCTTGAATACATCTTTCAAATTCTTTTGCTAGGCCTGACTGTGATGCAGTATTTGCTAAGCCAAGGACTTCTATTGTTGCTGCATTAGCATTTTCTATAGCCTGTTTTGACAGTTCAAACATTTGCTCTGCTTGTTTTCTATAGGCATCAAGAATACTAGTCTTTTCTTGTATTTCTTTTTCAGAATCCAATAAATATTTAGCCTTTTCGTTCCATCTATTAAAACTTTTTTCTAAATTATCATCTTGATAATTATCAGTTTGTTTTATTTGTCTTGAAATAGATTCCATAAGTCTATTTGTATTTTTTCTTGCATCTAAAAATAAACCTTTTTTGATTAAAATAAATATATCATCCAAATTTTTATATGAAATATTAACATACATTGTTTCTTCATGTGCAATTTTACAAATGAAATCAATAATATTATCTATTTCATTGATATTATCTTCATCCTCTTCCGAGGATAATCTCAACTTAACATCTGTAATTAACGCTTTAATTTCTTCAAGTTTAGAAATAGTTATATCTTTTTTCATATACCACTCCGCACATCTTGAGTAATATTTATTTAGGCATGGCTAAAAAAATCTGCTTTCTCTCTTGACACCATCCTGCGCTTTTGGCAACCTGCACTTCCCAACGTAATGAGGCGTAACCGTAGCCTTTTGCCAGTCCCAAGCTGGCGGACAATGACGGCTTTTTTTGTATCTTGCCACCAGTGCATCCTTTTTTCGGGATGTGGTTACATATTGGCAAGGCGACGTCCGGGTGTCCGTGAGGCCCCGGCTGCTCATTACGCAGGGGAGCGTCGCCTTGCCTTTTTTGTGCGCGACGTTCAAACCCCAAAGTAATGAGGTTTCCATGTCCGCAACCCTTCTTCTCTCCCGTCCGGGCCGTTGCGCCGGGCGCGTGCCGTTGTCCCGCCTGATTCAAAAGCTGGCCCGCTTGGGCGAAAACGCCGCCATCATCGCCTTGTGCGACCTTCCCGTGTCGCTTGGCTCCCGCGTCCGCTGGACGCTCTACGGCACCTCCCTGACCGTGGAGGTGGCGTCATGAACAGCCGCCCCACCCCCATAACGCTCTCGTCCGAACGCCTCCAAGTCCTGCATGTCCAGTTGGAACGCATCATCTCCCGCGTCATCCTTTCCGGCGAACACCTGCGCCTGCTCGACGACGCGAGACAAGCCCCGGTCTCCCTCGACGGGCTGGCCCTCGTGCTCGACGACACCGCCCACGACCTCAACGACATCATCAGGGAACTGTTCCCCGACCGGGAGGACGCGTAATGGCAACCTACCGTACCATCCGCATGTCGTTCTGGAATGACCCCGCCATCGAAAGCCTACCACCCGCCGACAAGCTGCTGTACCTCTACCTGTTCACCTGCCCGCACGCGAACAACCTCGGCGTGCTGTCCGTCTCCCTCCGCAAGATGGCCTTTGAGACCGGACTCAGCGAGGACGCCATCCGGCGCGGGCTGGCGGCCTTCGAATCCTCCGGGCGCATCGTGCGCGACGGCGGGCATGTCTGGGTGTGCGGCTTCATCCGGCACCAGTGCAGCACCTCGCCCAAAATCCTGACCTCGCTCCGCGCACTGTTCCCCACAGTCGAGTCCGCAGCTATCCGGGCCGCCATTCTGGAACGCTACCCGCACCTGTTTGGGGCCGCGCCGTACCCTTCCGATAGGGTATCGCTACCCTCCGGGGAATCAGAAAAGGAACGGGAAAAAGAAGATCAGATCGGGAAGCCGGAGGCGAGAGGAGCTTTTTATCCGCCTGATGAAAACGCGCTGCCCATCCCCCTGCCCCTGCTGGAGGCGTTGCAGCGCGACTTCCCCGATGTGGACGTAGAGGCGGAAATCAACCACATCCGTGACTGGCAGGCCAAGAAAAACCAGCCTGTCCGCAACTGGATGCGCTTTTTGCGGACGTGGCTGTCCAACGCGGTGAAAGCCCGCCCCTCGCTGGCCTCAACGGGCGGCAGGCCGCACGCTGAGACAATGCCTCTTGTCCGCCCCTTCTCCGAAGCCGACAAGGAACGCAGCCGGGCGCTTGCCAAACGCGCCCTCGATGCCTTGCGCGGCAACGGCACCTTCTCCACCGAGATAGGGTAAACACAACTGTTGGCGTTTGAACGCGGGCAAGAAAAAAGCGGAACGGGGATGATCCCGTTCCGCTATCAGGCTGTTATGGCCACAACCCCGGCCCCATCCCGTAGGCGAGGCACCAGATGCACCTCACGCGCTTGCAGCATGGCCGGGATTGTCCCGTTCCGCGCTCCCGTCGACCTCGCTCCGCTCAAGGCGTTCCGCGAGTTTGCGGCGCTCCTCGCTCATGGCCACCAGTTCACGGCTGAGGCGCGTATTATCCTGATAGGCGCGCATGAGTTCCGCTTTGAGTTCTTTGGCTTCGGCACGGAGGGTCACAAGTTCATCAATACCGGAAGGTACTGCATGGCCAGCAGGTTGTTCCTCGAAAGCCTCGCCCTCTCCCCACCAGAGCCATTCTCGCCTTACTTGAGGGTAAAGCCGCCAGATAGGGCCGAGAAGCGGCCACAAATTGTCTTCCCTCTTTTCATTCAAATAGTTCTGAAAAGTCCGCTCATGAACATTCAGATGACGCGCAAGATTAGCTTGAGAGCCTGAAAGTTTTTCAGCAATAAATTTAACGCGTTGATATAGCTGCATACTGTAAAAGCCCTCTCGAGATAAAATCTATCTTGATGTGCGATAGATTTTATCGTATAGAAAACCAAACACGAATAAAACTAAGGAAGGCTCACATGTCCACGCTAAAAAGGGCCGCACATATCCTTCTGGCAAAAAATGGCTGGATTAACCTACTGACAGGTGCATTCCATCCGAGCGTTTTGAGATGCAATCCCTGCGCTATCGCCTATGAAAACGGCGCGCAATGCGAGTCGTTTTGTCGCGCTCTCGCGCAATGCAGTCAATCCGATCCTGCATCAACTCAGGATGTTGCTGAAGGGCCTTCACATACAGCGCCAGAATGCCGCTCGCTTCCTGCTTAGCGGACGCCAACAGCCCGGCACGTTCTTCCGTCGTCATCTCGGCATCCCAATCCACAGGCCCACCGACCGGAAGATGCTCTATTACTTTCTTCAGATGAGCCTCTGGCTGCGCAGTAACCTCTATTAAAATCTGGAGAGTAGCTTCACGCCTTGTCATTTTCTTCTCGCATGGGGTTTATAATGGAACATAAACAAAACCTAACACACGCGGCACAAGACCGGCAAGCGCGCCTCTGGCTCTGGATGCGTGAGAACGGCGTCAGTTTTGCCGGAGTTGCGCGTTCCCTTGACGTGTCGGGAACGATTGTCAGGCGATGGGTGAACGCCAACACCATTCCTAAAAAACGCCTTTCCCAGTTGATCAGCATAGGTTTTCCTGCCGAACTGTTGCCGGAAGGAAAAGATGTCCTTCCCGGCCCCAAACCCGGCTGGAAGCAACAGCAATAAATTCCATTGTTCGGGACGGCCCCGGACGCGCAGGAGTTCAGGATGCTCCGGCGCAGGCAGCCCTATGGTGGACCGCCGGAGCCTGTCTCCGGCGGTAACGCACAACAAACCGCAACTCAACGGAGTGAAAGAGCATGAGAGGCACTTGCGGCTTTCCCTCACTGCGCCAGTGCGTGCACGCCAGCGTGCTTGGCTGCGACACGCTGGACGGCAAGGGCATCGCGGAGCGGCTGGGGCTCAACTACCAGACGTTCATGTCGAGCGTTTCAGGGCAGCCCAAGCACAAGCTCGACGCGGACTGGCTCCTCCCCATCATGGCCACGACCGGCTCGGTGGAGCCGCTGCAATTCATGGCGCGGGAGATGGGCGGCGTCTTCGTCAAGGTAAAGCCCTGCACGGGAACCGCCGACCTTATGGATACGCTCATCAGCAGCGTCAAGGAGTTCGGCGAGTACGCGGCGGAGTGCGCCGAGGATATCAGGGACGGACGCCTGCCCCGCGACCAGCATGACCGCATCCTCAAGGAAGGGCAGGAGGCGCTGGCCTCCATCGCTTCTATGATGCAGCTGGTGCGCGCCGTGCATGCGGAACAGTATGGAGGGGGACAATGAACTGGACGCTCGCAATGCTGGTGGCCGGGTTCGTTTTTGGGTTTGTCTTTTTGAGGCCGTAAACGGCGGCGGGGAGCCGATCCGCCGCTCGGCGGCATCCCCGCGCAGATCATTGCCGCCCACGCCGGGCGGAGGGAGGAGCAACTATGGCAGAGCATCTGGAATCCAGCGTGTTGGGTTATCTTATTCCGCTCTACCCGCCCCTGATTGCCCGCAAGGCGGTCAAGTGGTTCACCGGGGGCGGGTTGAGCCCCAAGACGCTTGCCAACGACGACAAGCTCGGCAGAGGCCCCCGCCAGCGGCAGCTCATCGGGGAGCAGGTCTACTACCCCCGGGAAGCGTTCGTCGCCTATCTCGAAAACAAGGGCGTAAGGGTCATTGATGTCCCCGAGATGTGACCGCACGCTCCAGCGTGAGCCGGGCCAGCGCCTTTTCGCGCTTGGCCCGGTCGCACAGGTGCAGGTAGCCTTCCGTTACCGCGACGCTGGAATGGCCGAGCAATTCCTTGAGGGTGTAGATGTCGACCCCGGATTCCAGCATCCGGGTGGCGAAGGTATGCCGCAGGGTATGCCAGACCACCCGGTTGCGCGGGTCCGTCACGCCGCTGTTCAGGCCCAGCGTCTCGGTTATACGGTTCATGGCCCGGCCCAAGGCGGTGCCGTCGCGCACGCCGCCGTCCCGTCCGGGGAACAGGTAGGGGGAATCGCCCCGGGCATGGCGGCGGAGCACGTCGCGGGCCTCGGGAAAGAGGTATCCGGCATGGACGATGCGCGTGCGGCCGCTTTTGGTCAGCCCGAAATCGGAACCCGACAGGATGCGGAGCGTGCCCCGTTCCGTGTCCACATCCTCCCGGCGCAGGCGGATCAGTTCCCCGGACCGGACGCCCGTGTCCAGCGAGAGCAGCATCATGTCGCGCAGCTCCGCCGCGAACGCCTTGTGCTGCCCCTCGTAGGCGAGGAGCTGCGCTATCTCGGCGTCCGTCAGGATGCGCAGCCTGCGGGCGTCGCTCACGGGGACGCGCACGCCGCGCCCCCTGCGGCTCAGGATGGCGGGATTCTTCCCGGCGTACAGCATCCTCTCGGGCATGTCCGGGTGGGGCGTCTCCAAGGCGTAATTGTAGACCTCACGGACGGTTTTGAGGCAGTGCAGCACGGTTTGCGGGCTGAGGCGGGCGTCCGGGTCATTCTGGCCGCGGCCCCTCTCCGGGCGCTTGGCTTCAAGCAGCGCTTTAAGTTCGTTCACGGTGGCTGGCGTAATGTCGGCCGCCCGCTTCTCCCCCAGCTCGGGGAGGACATGCCTGTCCAGAATGCGGGCGACGCCTGCCCCGCTCCGGCGGTTGGCGGCCGCCCACTCCCGATAGAACCCGGCAAGCTCGCCAAAGGTGATCTCCTTCAGGCCCTCCAAGGCGGATTGCCGGGCGGCCTCGGCCTTTGCGCCCGCCGCCAGCTCGCGCTTCTCCTTCAGCGTCTGGGGACGCAGGCCGAGCTTGACGTTGTGTTGCAGCTCCACGAGCAGCGCGTGGGCCATGTCAGCCGTCCAGCCCTCGGAAGTCCAGCCGAGCGTCTCGACGAGGCGCTTTCCCCCGGCACGGTGGCGGATGGCCCAGAACCGATCTGGCTTGCGCGCGGTTTTGCGTGTAGGATGTTCCCTGTAGATGACCCCCGGCTTGCCGGGATGCGTCAGCCACGTCCGCTTGGATTCGTCGCTCATATGGTTGCCCGTTGGTTGCCCGCTGTACGGATGTTTATGGGATTCCCTATCCTAGGCTTAGAGCGGATAAACATACAAGCACAATCTGTTATGGTGTTGATAGGTTTCCTATCCGCACCCCGCCAATGTTCTTCTAAGCTGCGGGCCGTGGGTTCGATTCCTCCCTGGCGCACCAATAGATTTCAAGAGGATACATGCCATAGCGTATGTATCCTCTTTGTCGTTTCCGGCCTTGGTCAACCACTGGTTACCCGTTTTGCGGCCAGTCTTATCCATATGATGGCGTCCCGAGGCCCTTTTTCGGCACAGAATGGCCCTGCCGCCACTCTGGTTTGCCATCCCGAATGTGCGCCCGCACGTTCCCTTGCTCAGGGCGGGGCTCATGCAGCCTCCGCACCCCACGGCCTAGGGAACTTGCGGGCGCTTCCTTTTTCTTGGAGCTGCAAGACGCCATCGAGCGCGTCTGGGAAGAGTGGACGCCGACGGCTGACGTGCGCGGCATGATGCACTTCGGCGATCGCAGCCAGCCCCTCTCTGCCCTCCCCGGACAGCGGGCAAACTCCGCCCGTCCGGACCCACGGCGGGAGTGCCCCTCAGGAACGGCGGCATGACGTACACCCGCCAGCCATCAGTCCCCACGGGCCGGGGTAGCCTCAAGAAGCCGGAACAGGGGCACGGCCCTCATCCGTCCCCCGCCGGGGGCGGCCCCATTCAAGCGCTTTTGCGGAGATACACCCGCAATCCCATGCCTACTCCCCACGGCCTGAAGGGAGGCCCCCTCTCCGGCCTATCCCGGCCCCCGCGCACCCGGCAACTTGCCCTCTACCCAATCATTTCCTGCCGGATATCGGAAATAAGACACGCTGACAGAATATGACCCGCCATTTCATATCCACTATCAAAAAACAGTAAATATCACATTATCAGGATAGTATGTTTTTCATTTCATAGCATCTTTTAGTGCGGCAAACAGCCTCTTTCCCCAAAAGGATAACAATTCACTATTATTAAAACTATTTTATTCTTTTCAGGAATGTTTCATACATTTATTATTTCACGAGTTGCACAAATCATGGCTACGGTGTATATTAAAAAGATAACGCCATGATACTTTTGATGATTGGGCACAAGACAAGGAGAAGGGCAAGGGGACTCCATGCAAAATATGCGTCATTCATTCCTGGGAATAGTGATAATATGTGCAGTATCTATCATTTTTTGTTTAGTGAGTACATTCCTGCTCTATGAAACAAAAGAAAAAGTTGCTACCGCATACAGATCCAATACCGCCCGCGAAATACATTCACGAGCCCTTGATACGAAGTTCTTTTATCGGAAACTTCTGAGCAGCGAAACGAGCGACAAAAAAAAACTTGCCCTTATCGTCCATGAGCGCTTCCTCAAAATAAATATGGACAGGGATAAAATTAAAAAAAAGTATCTGGGGCCTGAAAAAGATATAGAAAGGCTTTTCAATGCCACGGACGCCTTTCACAATGCCTTGCTGGAAGGGCTTTCCTATTCCCCTTCACACTCGAAAACGGAGATCCTTTCCTATATTGATGCCAATGTGGAACCCGCCTATATCGAGCTTGAGGATTCGCTCAAAACGGTTATCTCTTTTGCCAACAGTAAGATACGTGAATTCGTAGGGCAGTCTTCCCTTACCGTCAACATGGCGACGGCCGGTTCCTTTTTCCTCATCCTCGTTGTCCTGACCGTGGCGTTCTTTTTCTACCGGCTTCAAAAAAAGGCCGGACAGGCCATCGCATATCGGGAAAAGCTGTTCGATATCCTGTGCAACAGTATAGATGACGTCTTCGTCATTTATCATGTGCGGGACAAACGCATAGAGTATATCAGCGGAAACGCCGACCGCATACTCGGCCTTGGAAACAACGATATCAGCACCCTGCATTCCCGGCTTTCGGCAGCGAATCAGAAAGTGCTTGACGACTTCTCCAAACAGGCACCGTTCGACGCGCCGAAGGGATGCGACTTTTCGATGAAGGATACCCTGACCGGCGAAGACCGCTTCATGCACCTTCATCTGTACCCCGTAAAGGAAAACGCGGGCACCATCCGGTACGTCGTGTCCCTGTCGGATCGCACCCACGAGGTGAAGACGCGGCAAACGCTCAAGGACGCGCTGGCGAGCGCACAGCAGGCCAACACCGCCAAGCGCGACTTCCTTTCCCGCATGAGCCACGAAATCCGCACCCCCATGAACGCCATCATCGGGATGGCGACCATCGCCGCCGCCCATATCCAGAACCACGGGCGGGTAGTCGACTGCCTCCATAAGATCAGCTTTTCCTCCAAGCACCTCATGTCGCTGCTCAACGACGTTTTGGACATGTCCAAGATAGAAAGCGGGAAACTCGCCGTCCACCACGAGGAGTTCGATCTCCCCAATCTGATCGACTCCATCGTCTCCATCATGTATCCCCAGACGGAATCGCAGGGGCAGCACTTCAGCGTGGCGCTGTCCGGCATCGAAGAGGAAAGGCTGGTGGGGGACCCCCTGCGCATCAACCAGATCCTGCTGAACCTGCTCTCAAACGCCAGGAAATTCACGCCTGAAGGCGGCTCCATCAAGCTTGAGGTCAGCCAGAAACGCAAAAACGGCGGCGTGCTGATGCGCTTCACCGTAAGCGATACCGGCATCGGGTTGAGCGAAGCCTTCCAAAAGCGGCTCTTCAAACCCTTTGAGCAGGCGGACAGTTCCATTTCGCAAAAGTACGGGGGGACTGGGCTTGGGCTCGCCATCACGCACAACCTTGTCACGCTCATGAACGGCACCATCGGGGTACGGAGCAAGGAGCACGAAGGCTCGTGCTTCACCGTCGAGCTCCCGCTTGCGCTCCCCCCCAACGGCCATATCCAGAAAAAAGAGCAGATAGCGCGGGATATGAAAGTGCTCGTCGTCGACGACCTCGACACCTGCGAATATGCGGCCCTCATCCTGCGGCGGATGGGCATTGCGGCCAAGTGGGTCCTGACGGCGCGGGAGGCGCTCGATCAGGTCGTGGACGCCCACGAACGGGGCAACGGCTATGACGTCTGCCTCATCGACTGGAAAATGCCGGAGATGGACGGCATCGAGGCCACGCGCCGCATCCGCGAGGTGGTTGGGCCGGAAACCCTGATCATCATTATTACGGCCTACGACTGGACGTCCATCGAACAGCGGGCGCGCGAGGCCGGGGCAAACGCGTTCCTTTCCAAGCCCCTCTTCTCTTCGGCCCTCTATCATACGCTCTCCGCCGTATCGCAAAAGAAACCCGCCTCCGCCGCGGCGGAACTGGAACCGGGCACGGAGGGCCAAGCGCCCAGTTTGCGCGGCCGTCACGTGCTGCTGGTGGAAGACAACGATCTGAACCGCGAAATCACTGAGGAAATCCTCAAAATGAAGGGAGTGTCCTTCACATGCGCCGAGAACGGGCAGATAGCGGTGGACATCTTCACGGCGTCCGCCCCCGGAACATTCGACGCCATACTCATGGATATCCAGATGCCTGTGCTGGACGGCTACGCGGCCACGGCCGCCATCCGCGCGTCCCATTCGCCGGAATCGCAGGCGATCCCCATCATCGCCATGACCGCCAACGCCTTCCATGAAGATGTTGTTTCGGCCTTGTCGGCGGGCATGAACAGCCACATCTCCAAACCGATCGACCCCGAATGCCTGTATCAGGTGCTGATCGCCTCCTTGCGGGATCAAGCGAAACCAGCCGGGGCATGAGGGGGACCCCGCATGGGGACGGCTGCCTATCTCCTTTGTCCCCCGGCCCGGCGCTGACGCCCCGCCCTGTCCGAACCAAGACCGCATGAACGCATTGGCGGAGCGGGCCGCCGTGGGGATTCCGGCATACGGCCCGCCGCGTGAGGGCTCGGCTTGGGGCTGAAAAGCCCGGCAAGAGGCGAATGCGGCCC